GGCTTCCGTTGTGCACGGAACATGGTCTGCTGTTAGTTCCGGTTCGTGGGGTAACAATATTTCAGTTGAGGTGGAGGATGGTTCTGATGCAGGAACTAAGAGAGTTCTTGTGTATTATGATGAGGTTCTGGTTGAAACATTTGACAGACTTTTAACAGCCTCTACTGATGCTACTGATGCTAATTACTTTATAACCAGAATAAACGGGGTTTCTGATTATATCTATATTGATTTAACCTCTACTCCTGAAACTATAGATAATGATGAGTATGTTTTGGTGGGTGGTGATGATGGGTCAGACGATATAGTAGATGCTGATTATATAGGTATTGCTGGAACTCCTCCAACAATTCTACCTACTGGGTTACAGTTGTTTGCTAATCCAGAAACAGTTTTAGTAGATATGTTGGCTGTTCCTGGCATTAGTACAGATGCTGTAATTTCTGCTGGGATAACTATATGTGAAAATAGAGGTGATTGTATCTATTTGATAGACCCTCCTGAAGGTTTAACTGTTAAAGAAGTTGTGGCTTGGTCTAATGGTTTGTCTGCTTTGCCAGATGCTCCAGCGGCCGCTATTAACAGTTCTTACGCAGTGATAGATTATTCATGGTGTACTGTTTATGATGGTTATACTCAATCCAGAATAACTGTTCCTCCATGTGGTTTAAGGGCTGGGGTTATAGCCTATACAGATGACCAGTTTAATGTTTTTGATGCTCCTGCTGGGGAGACAAGGGGTTTGTTGTTTGATGTTTTGGATGTAGAGCATAGTCCTACTCTGGGCGAAAGAGATTACATGTACACAAGTGGAAATGTTGTAAATCCTTATGTTAAATATGCAGGAGTAGGTACGGTTATTTGGGGACAAAGAACTGCTCTAAGAAGTGCTACTGCCAGGGATAGAATAAATGTTAGACGGTTGCTTTGTTATTTGAAAAGAGCAATTTCATGGGCTGTTCGTCCTCTGTTGTTTGAGCCAAATATTGAAGAGACATGGATGAGGCTTAAAAATATAGTTGAGCCTGTTTTGGCTGATGTGGCAAGCAGGGGTGGTTTAGAGGATTATAATGTTGTTTGTGATGAGACTACAAACACAGCACTTTTGAGAAATAGAAATGAGATGCTGGCAAAAATCTTTTTAACTCCTGCTAAAACAGCGGAAGTTATTACATTAGACTTTGTATTGCTTGCATCTGGAACATCTACAGTTACAGAAATTTAAGGAGAAAAATTATGGCAGTATTACCAGGAATATCGGCTGACCATATTGCTCCGGCAGGGGGTGCTTTTGAACCTGCCAGAAAAAATAATTTTACTATTATAGTTCCTTTTGGCACTACAGAAATACAGATGGCATTAGCATCTTGTCCACTACCAAAACCAGGGGTTGGAGAACTTACCATTCCTTATGGTAATGAAGAGAGATTTGTGGCTGGGGTGGCTAAATTTGATGCTGTTGCGTTGGTAGTAAAGGATTTTGTTAGACACGGGATTTTGAGGGCTGTTAGGCAGTGGAGGACTATGGTTTATGACCCAAGAACAGGTGCAATAGGTTGGGCAAGAAATTACAAAAAAACCTGTGATATAGTTATGTTTGGGCCTGATGGGTCTCATTGGAGGGTATGGAGATGTATTGGTGTCTGGCCATCAAGACTTAATGAAGGTGATTTTAAAATGTCTGAAAGTGCTGATAATAACAGGATTGAGATGACACTTGAAATGGACAAAGCAGTTTATTTGGGTTATGCTGGTGGTCGTTAAGGGAGAAGAGAAATGTCTTTTAAAGGAAGAGTTTTTACTGAAGAGCATAAGAGGAAACTGAGTGAGGCTCATAAAGGTAAAAAACTGTCTGAGGAGCATAAGAAGAAAATTGGGAAGGTTTTTAAAGGTAAAAAACTGTCTGAGGAGCATAAACAAAAATTAAGGGTTTATGCTTCTAATAGGTCAAAAGAACATGAGAAAAAGATTAGAGAGAGAAGTAAGGGATGGAAACATTCAGAAGAATCAAGGAAAAAGATGAGTGATTTTTGGTCTGGTAGAAAAAGAAAACCTTTATCTGAGGAGACGAAGGAAAAAATTAGAGAAACTCAAAAAGGTAAGATTATTCCAGATGAGATGAGAAAGAGAATAAGTGAGACCTTAAAGAAAAAGTATGAAGAAAACCCTTCTTTAAGGGAAAAGATAAGTAAAACTTTAGTAGGAAAAATAATGAACAGTAATAATCCTCAAAATTATATTCGTACTAAAAAAGGGGTTTTCTTTTCGGAAAAGAATGGATGTGAACTTCATTATGATTCTTCTTATGAATTGACTGCTTATAATTTGTTGGAGCAGATGTCCATAGTTGAGAAATATGAGAGATGTCCTTATGTTGTTCCTTATGTTTTTTCTGATGGGGTTAAACATAGATATATTCCTGATATTTTGATTAAGTATGTGAATGGTATTGAGGAGGTTGTGGAAGTGAAGCCAAAATCCAGGTTAAAAGAGGAAAAAAACAAATATAAAATAAAGTCTGCAATGAAATTTTTCCAGTCTAAAGGAATAAAGTTTAATGTTTGGACTGAAGAAGATTTAGGAATATAAGGAGAATATTTATGGGATTCAATATGTTGAATGCAGACCATGTGGCAGGGATGGGGCAAAATTCTCTCGAACCGCAACGTGTTAATAACTTTACCCTTATTATTGGTCTTACAGGGCAAGGGATTAGTGGTGATGCCAGATTGTTACAGTTAGCAATAGATAGTTTTAAAATTCCTGCTGAGTCAAACAGTCCAATAATGATTCCTTACGGGAATGAGGTCAGGAAAGTGGCAGGGGTGGCTAAATGGGAGAATGTTACTTGTAATGTGAAAGATTTTGTTGATAAAGACATATTAGGTTCTATTATGTCTTGGTTTAATGTTGTTTATGATGTAAGAACAGGAATAGTTAATCATTCTTTTGTCTATAAAAGACAGGGATTATTGGTTGCCTATGGCCCTGATGGGAGACAAAGCAGGACATTTAATTTGTATGGATTATGGCCTACTCAAGTTGACCCAGGAGGTGGGGATATGGCTTCAAATACCAATAATATGATAACTATGACTCTTAGAGCGGATAAGTGTATTAGTAATTTGTAAGATAAGGAGTGTTGAGAATGGAAGAGTTTAAAGATGATAGTGTGGTTGAGCCAGTAGAAAATTTACATCCCTTTGAGGAAAAAGTTATAGTTCCTTCTAAAGGTATGTTCTATGGTGGAAAACTTCCTGGAGGTGTAGTCAGGATTAGACCAATTAGTGTTAAAGAGGAAAAACTTCTGGTTAATGCACAAGATAAATTGTCAGCCATTGATTTGGTTTTAGATAGGTGCCTCTTGACCAGAACTTTGCCCTTGAATGAATATTTGGTTACTGATAAGTTCTTTCTGTTTTTGAATGTTAGAACAATCAGTTATGGGCCTGATTATCAGTTTATGGTCAAGTGTTCCGGTTGTGGCAATTCCTTTAGACATCAGGTAATTCTACCTCAGGGTCTCAGGCTCAAAGTCCCTACGGATGATAGTGTGGAGCCGTTTGATGTTTTTCTACCTATGTGTAAGAAAACAGTATCAATTAGGTTTCTAAGGGGCAAAGATGAGACTGAAATCAGGGCTTTTGCTAAACAGACAAAAAGACCTGATGGAGACCCTACTTATAGTTATTCTTTAGCAAAATCTATTGTTTCAGTGGATAAAAAAGAAATGAATCCGGTAGAGTTATTAGAATTTGTTGAGAATCTTTATGGTAGAGACAGTTTAGCCATTAGGAATGCTTTGGAGAAAAATCAGTCTGGAATAGATTTGGAAATAGACGCTGAATGTCCAACTTGTCTGGAAAGATTTAAGACTCCAATAGAGTTTTCTACTGAGTTTTTTCGTTCAGGAGTTGGGGAGGAGTAGAGCCTTCCTGACTGAGATTATTGCGGAACAGGTGATGTTATCTAAATACTTCCATATCTCCCTTAGTGAGAGCAATAATTTAGTGTTGCCGGAGTTAATTTATATTAAACAGGCAATATCAAAGATAACAGAGGAATCTAATGGCTGATATTTTTTCAGAACAAATATTCAAAATAACTTTCAAAGATGAATTTACTCATCAAGCCAAAAAATCTTTAGATACATTAAAAAAAGATTTTAGTGCTATGACTGAGGAGTTTGCTAAAGGTTTTGCCAAGTCTTTAACTCCACCTACTGGTTCTGGAGTGGGGCTGGGTGGTGATAAAAGAAGAAGGTCTGTTGGTAGTTTTGAAGGTTTGGGTTTAGGTGGGAAACTTTTGTTTGCTCCGTTTGTGTTGGAATTAAAGTTATTGGAAGCCACTTTAAAAACCTCTCTTGCAGTTTTAAGTAAAGTTCCTATGGTTATTGGGGATATAACTAAGGCTCTTGGCCCTAAGTTGATTTCAGGAATTTCTTTTGTATATGATAAAATGGGGGATGTTGTAAAGAAAATTGGTGCTGGTCTCAGTCCTCTTTTTAAAAAGGCAATGGATAGTGAGTTTGTTACTAAAGTTAGAACTGGTTTTTCTATGATTTTTTCTGACCTTGCTTCTGGATTTAAAAAAGTAATGTATAGTGATTTTGTTACTAAAGTTAGAACTGGTTTTTCTATGATTTTTTCTGACCTTGCTTCTGGATTTAAAAAAGTAATGTATAGTGATTTTGTTCAGAGGACAGGAGAATATTTCAAAGGGGCTTGGAATTTTTTAAAGCCTACTTTTGCTAAACCCTTTATAGATGTTTTCGGGGGAATAGGTAAATCAGTTTCAGATAAGTTTAAGGGGCTGAAGACCTGGATTTTTGGTGCTAAAGAAGGAGATGAAGATAAAAAGAAGGGGGAAGAATCCTCAAAAAAAGGTGGGGTTATAGGTGGAGTTATAGGTGGTATTTTTTCTAAATTTACAGCGGTTTTAGGGGTTGCGGCCTTATTAACCAGAGCCTTAGACCCCCTTATTAAGATGGTTCAGATGTCTTTACAACCTCTTTTAAATGAGTTGTCTTTTGTTTTTACTGATATAATGGACGCTGTGGCTCCTATGATAAAAGAGTTGTTACCTGTTTTTATGGATATTTTTAAAGAACTGACTCCTGTTTTATCTGAAGTAGTTTTTGCTGTTTTAACTCCTTTGATAGATGTTATAAAAATTCTTCTTCCTGTTTTTGGTGATTTGGCTAAGACTATTTTACCGTTATTAGTTCCTCCTTTACAGTTGGCTGGAAAATTGTTGGTTTGGGTTGCTAAAAGTACTGAGTGGTTTGTTAAAGGGTTTAAAGCAATGATTGACTGGTTAAAAAAGTCATGGATAGGGAAGTTGCTTTCTAAGGCTTTTGGTTTAGGGGGAGCAGAAAGTAAAGGAATGGGAACAGTGGGAGAGGAGGAGGCTAAAAAATATTCTGGTTTTGATGAAATGAGAAGAAGAGGTGATATTGTAGCAGAAATAATGTCTTCTCCTATGATGCAAAGAGCCACAGCAACTCAAAGAGATGAGTTTATTAAGCATTTGTTTGATATAGATTTTTCAAAAGTTCTTTCTTTAGGTGCTAAGGGTGTTAAGGGAGAATTGTCTTTTTTCAGGATGTTGCAAGGAGAAGGTTCTTTTGGAGGTTCTCCTGGAGCAGAAGCATCTCCAGTTTTTAGAGAAAAAGTAAATGAAATACATAAAACTTTTAAAGAAGAAGGTTTTGATAAAGGTATGATGGCTTTAGTTGGAGTTATGATAGACCTTAAAGATGCTACTGTAGCAAATACAGCAATTATGCAAGAGATAAAAGAAAAAGAAGGGTCAGCAGGTTTTAGTGTAACTGCTAAACCTCCTGATGCGGAATATGAGAGAATAAAATTTCAAAACTCTCTCATGGATAGACCTATAACTTATTAAGAAAATTAAAAATGGCAAATAAACCGTACATACCTCCTTTAATTACAATTTATGGAAGTTCTAAAACAACTTTTACTTGTGATTTACAAAAAGAATTATCTATTGGATATACTTCTCATTTGGAAGCAATAACTGGTTCTCAGAATCAAGTTTCTCATCCGGCAAATATTCTTTGGAAGGGTGGTGAATTTAAAACCATAGGGTTAAGAGGAGAATTAGCGGTTGGGGTTACTACAGGAATCAACATGCCAGGGGCTACAGGACAAACTCTTTTAGATATGTTGTCAATTTTATATAGACTATCTCTTCCACAAGTATTTGTTCAACAAGGGATTACTCCTCAACTTTGTACTTTAATTGTTGGTTCTGGTGGGAAAGCATGGTTGCAACAAACAGGTTATGTTTCTGATATACAATCAGTATTAAAAGCCCCATTTGATGAGGAGGGAAGACCTATGTATGCTGATATAACTATACAATTTACTATAGATTTTGGTAGAGATTTAAAACAATTACCAAATGCTGAAAATCCAAGAATCTGGGTGGATAAATATAATGGATAGATATTGGAAAACAAAAACATATATAGATGATTCAGTGTCTAAGGGAAGAAAAAGGTATGGGTTATGGGAGTGTCCTGATTTTACTAAATTACCGGAGTTGGAGTTGACAGATGACACTTTTTTTACTTACAGGATTGCTGATACTGATTTAGGAAGAATTGACCTTTTAGCCTATAAATTTTATGGGGATGTTAGTTTATGGTGGGTTATTTGTGTAGTTAATAAAATAGCCAACCCCTTAACAGATATGTGGGTTGGTCAGGAATTAAAAATACTTGATAAAGATTATGTAGCAAAGTTGATTAGGGTTTAATTTATGGTTTCAGCAATTAGAAATTTTAAGTGTGTATTAGATTTAGGCTTATCAGAAGAACCTTATTCTACAACTATGAAAATATCTGAGACTATTTATGGGCAATCTACCTATCAAGTAGATTTACATTATACTAATAAACTTCTTGCTAATGAGGTTATAGAAAGAGTTGAAGGTAATCAGGAATGTAGTCTTTATTGGTTTGAGATTTTTGAGGATAAGAGAATACAGAGTTATGTCAGGACTGTAGATATTATTTCTATGGAAACAGAGTTTTTTAATACAGGGTGCAGGGTTGGGTTGTTGGGTGTTGATAAGTTTTATTCAATGCAGAGGATTAGAAAAGGAAGGGTTTTTAAGAATAAGACTTTTAAAGAGATTTTAGATGTTATAGCCTCTGATTATGGTTTGAAAGTATATACCGATGTTGACACTAAAAAGTTACATGTCGTCCAGGGTTATGAGTCAGATTATGATTTGATTGTGAAGTCTTTAATTCCCCAGGCTCAGCAAAGTATTTTTATATCTGGGTTAGGGAATAAACCATTACCATTTATTTTTTATATAGATACAATATGGAAGACTTTGGTGGTTTGCCGGAGAACACAGATACCAAAATTTCCTACGTTAAAATTTTCAACCAATCCCAGAGATAAAACTGAGATTAGGTCTTTGTATATGACCGGAACATCAAGATTAGAAACAGGTCATTATTATACTGTTGGTAGGGGGATAGATTATATTAAGGAACCTTTTTGGTTTAGAGAGTTTAATTCAAAAAAACTGGATATAATTTATGATGATTATTATGGTGGCAAACAGGTTTTTAACAAAGGTGCTGGGGCTTATGGTTCAGAGCCTTTGGAGGTTTTATCTCAGGATTCTCAGGTAGATTCACATATTAAAGGACACATGCCAAAGCCTTCTTTATTTTCTAAATATCGGTTATCTATAAATTCTGAACCTTATACCCCAATAGTAGTAGGTATGAAAGGAGAGGTTTTAAATGAGGGTGGTTTATATATAGAGGGAGATTACTTGGTTTATGCTTTTACATTAGAAATATCTTCTAATTTTGCTTATCAGATAACATTTTTAGAGAGGGCGGTTAGACCATGATTAAAGGTTATTTTGGATTGTATAGAGGACAAGTTAAAGCCAATGATGATAGGGGAGAGGGGTTTCCTTATTTAGGTAGGATTAAAATATCTATTCCCCAGATTTATGGAGATGTTATTGATGATGAACTTCCCTGGGCTTGGCCTTGTTTTAGTTTTTCAGGGATAAAAGATGAGAACGATTTACAAGGTGGAGTGGTTGCTATTCCTCCAATAGGGGCTACTGTTTGGGTTATGTTTGAAGAAGGCAATCCTATGATACCTGTATATATGGGAGGGTGGTATCCTCCTGCTACTAAAGTTCCGGTAGAGGCTCAGACTGCCTCAAATCAGTATCAGGGGACTATGGCTAATTATCCTAATATATTTCTTGTTAAGTCCCCATATAAAGAAAATGTTTTTGTAAGATTTAATGATGACCACTCCATAGAGGTTGTATCTGGAGATGATTCTGTTATGTTGAAATCTCCTACTAATGAAAATGAGGATGATGGAGAGGTGAGTGTTATGACTAAGAAATCCAATATTAGATTAGAGGTTGTTAGTGCTTTTAGAGAGCCTGAGGATTTACCTGTGAATAAGGGTAAGGTTACAATTTGGGCTAACTCTATAGAACTCAGGGCTAAGAAAGATATTAAAATATATTCCGGTGAGTGGGAAGTAGTTGATGAGGAAACTGGGGAGACTGAAGTTAAAACTGATGGAGATATTAGAATCCAGGCTTCTAAGGACATGATAGTAGCCTGTCAGAAGAAAGGCAGTCAATATGCAGTTGACCCCAGAGAAGGTGAGTGGCAAATGAGGGCATATAAAACAAGCGGATATGAAAAACATGGTGAATAATGAGTAGATATTGGTGTGGAATGGCTTTGCCCTGGAAAGGGACTTTAGCATCGTTGGTAGAGTCTAAGGATGATAAAGAGGTAATTACCAGTTCTATTATTTGGATTATTATGACCAGAATAGGTGAAAGGGTTATGAGACCGGAGTTTGGGAGTGATGTATCTCAACTGGTTTTTGAATTAAATAATGATATGACTCTTAGTAGATTTGAACAAAGCATCAAATCTGCTTTAGATAAATTTGATGATAGGGTTGAAGTTGTAGGTATTAAATGTGTCCAAAAAGATGAAGTTATGGAATGTACAGTTACATGGAAAATGAGGAAGTTTGGAACATTTGATACTAACCAAACAGTATTTCAGTTTAGTCCAGAAAGGTTTATGTTATGAGCAATATACCTGCTATTAGATATACTTCAAGAGATTTTGAAGCAATTAAGCAGTCATTTGAAAACCATCTTAGAGCCAGATTTGCTGATTCGTGGAAGGATTTTTATCAAAGTAATATAGGAATAGCATTAAGTGATTTAATAGCCTATGCGTTTGATGTTTTGTCTTTCCAGATAGATTATACTGCTAATGAGATGTTTTTAGATACAGCCAGGGACAAGAGGTCTGTGTGGCTTTTAGGCAGGCTGGTGGGGTATCAGATGCGAACTGCTACTTCCGCTTCAGTGGAATGTACAGGAACCATAACCGCTCCCCAGGCTAACAGGGTAATAATTCCGGCTGGGACTACTATTACAAGCAGAAATGGGGTTGCTTTTTACACGCTATCAGACCAATATATTTTGGCTGGTGAAACTACTGCTGATGATATTTTATTTGTAGAAGGAACAGTTGAAACAGATACTTTTAGTTCTGATGGTACTGCTTTTCAGAGATTTACATTAGCAAGGTCTTCTGTTGTACAAAATACGTTAGTAGTAGAGGTAAATGGAGATGAATGGACAGAATATACAAGTTTAGCCTATTGTACTGATACTACTCAGGGGTTTGTTGTAGAATATGATGAAAATGGTCAGGCTACTATAATGTTTGGTGATGGGACAGTTGGGGCTATCCCTCCTGCTGGGGCTGATAACATTGTTGTTAGTTATAGAGTTGGTGGTGGTGTTAGGGGTAACATTCCTTTGAATGATATAAACGGGTCTGTAACAGGAACCATAGAAACCACTGCTGTAACAATCCAGGTTAGAATTGTGAATGATGAGAATACAGGGTCAGGTGGTGAAGATGCTGAAACAGCCAATCATGCTAAAATATGGATACCGTATTGGGTAAGGTCTAATGGAAGAGCAGTAACAGAATCCGATTATGATGTTTTAGCCAATGCTTTCAATGACCCTATCTATGGTTCCCCTGCTTTTGCTAAGTCATATTTAAAGCAGGAAATTCCAGAATTAAATACGGTTATGGTTGCATGTCTAACAGGAGATACAAAAGTTAGGTTGGTAGATGGTTCTGAGAAATCAATGGAAGAACTTGCATTAAGCTATAAGAAACCTTTTTATGTGTATGCTTATGATAAGGATAGAAAAAAGATAACAATAGCCAAAGCCTTTAATTCCAGAATAACAAAATATGTAGATGAGTTGGTTGAAGTTACTCTTGATAATGGTGAGAAACTTAAATGTACTCCAGACCATAAGATTTTGATGAGGGGAGGAGTTTATAAAGAGGCTGGAGATTTAGTAGAAGGAGATTCCTTGATGCCTTTTAATTTTGGAGTAAAGGAAAAAGGAAAGAATCAAAAGTATCCTTATTTGTATGTAAAACAACCTTCTGGTGCTAAAGAATTAGTACATCAAATTGTTGTTAATGATATTTTTGGAGGATACAAATTTCCAAATAAAGAAGTTTGTCATCATTTGGATTTTGATAGGTTTAATAATGACCCTTCTAATTTGAGGTTAATGAGTATTAAAGAGCATAGGGATTATCATACAAAAACCTCCAGTAATAATTTAAAAAAGTTGTGGGGAAAACCAGAAACAAGAGAATATTTAACTTCTTGTTCTTCAAAACAAATGAAAGAATTGTGGGAAAAACCAGAGTTTAGGGAAAAAATGAGAAAGGTTAGTTCTAAAATGCTTAAAGGTTTTTGGGAAAAACCAGAGTTTAGGGAAAAAATGAGGGACATATCAAAGAAAAATGGTACTAATACTATGGAAAAGTTATGGAAAGACTCTTGTTTTAGAGAAAACCATTCAAAAAGACACAGAGAACTGATGAAGAAATTACGAGAAGAAATGAAAACAAATGAGAAGTTTTTAGTTACTCAGAGAAAGGCCTCTCAATTTGCTTTAAAAAACTTATGGAAGACTAATGAAGAGTTTAGAAGAAAGAATGCTGAAAAACTTGCTATTATGAATAAAAGTCCTGTACATACTTTAAATGCAAAAAATGGTAGGTATAGACAAATAGCATTAAAAGCCTTGTCTCTTGGGAAAATAACAGAAGAAACTTGGGAAAAAGTTAGGGGAAAAAGTTGGACTTTTTCTAAAGCCATTGAAACTTTTGGTTCTATAGATAATTTAATTAAAGAGTTGGAGATAAACCATAAAGTAGTTTCTGTGAAAAAAGTAAAAGTCAACCCAATTCCTGTTTATGATTTATCAGTTGAAAAGTACCATAATTTTGCTCTTTCGTCAGGGATTTTTGTACATAATTGTTGGGGTAGAGATGGTTATGGGACTATTGTAAATCCTGGGGAAGGTTTAAAGTCGGCGATTGAAGCCTATTTTAATAATGATGGTGAGGGTGGGGTTAAAATGGTTTGTCAGCACTGTGAAGTTGTTGATGGAGAAATTTGCTATGTTGATATAGATTTAGGGGTTTCTATTGCTTCTACTTATACTGAAACAGAGATGAGACAGGCTATAACTGAGGCTGTAACTGAGTTATTCTCCTCTTCAGAAATGATTCCAGGGGCTGATTTTAGGATTAGTTGGTTATATAATAAAATCCAAAGTATATCTGGTATTCAGTATTGTATAGTTAGAGAGTTGACATTATCTAAAAAAGAGACTCAATTAGTTGCCGTAGGTAATGCTGTTGATACCAATTTTACTTATACTATGACTGGATTAGAGCAGGGGACTGAATTGATAAGGAATTCAGTAGATGTATGGTATGATAGTTTCAATGTTTATTCTGATGATGGTGAAGGTATTTTAAGAGACTCAGGAGGGGTTGCCAGAGGAACTGTTAATTATGATACATTAGAAATTGATGTAACCTTTGCTGGGGCTCCTGGGATTGCTATTCCTGTTTATGTAGAGTTTAGGTACTTATTGGAATATAGTCGTAGTGAGACTCTTGATACAGGGGATGGTACTACAAGGCGTTTTAGAGGGTCTATTGCCCATCCTCCAGTAAATCCTTATAGCCCTACATCCGGTTTGAAGGGAATTGCTATTTCTGATGGTACAAGGTTTATTATGGATGATGGGGCAGGAAATTTAATAGGAGATGTTGATGGTTCTGGTGTTAATAGAATAGATTATACTTCTGGAGCCTATGATTTTACATTCCTAACAGCCCCCTCTAATGGAGTGGAAATCTTTGGAGCCTATTATCAACTTATGACAACATCTTCTAAAGATTTAACTATTGACAAAAACCAGTTGGCTGTGCAAGGTAATTTAGACATAACTGTATTATGAGAGTTTAATGTTTAGTCTGTATTCTCTGTTACCAAGAATAGTAAGGGAAAGAGACCTGTATGCTAATAGGCTACAGGTTATTTCTTCAATCCCTATTTTTGGATGTCTCTATAATAGAAGTATGGATGAAGGTCTTTTTTACGGGACTTTTAGAGTTTATCAGGATACTGTTATTTCCGGTATGGAGGCTTTATTAGTATCTGAGAATCCTACCCAATATGATGTTACAGTAAGATTGGCTGTAAATGGAATTCCTCAAGCAGGCACAGATTTTGTTATTCCGGCTGGGACTACTGTTGATTCTGTAACGTTTCCTGGAGTTGCTTTCGGAGAAGGTGATTTTGTTTCTGTTTATTGTGTGTCTAAGGATGGAAATGAAGAGGTTGGGGTTGCTCTTGAAATAAGCCTGACCATGTATGTTGATAATGAGACAGATACTATAATTAAACGGTTGCTCAGGTGTTTTGAAAGTGAAACCTCTATTCAAAAAGACTTTATACAGGCTATAGGAAATTTAGTAGATATAGAAGCCTGTCCTCAGATATATTTAAATTATATAGGCAGGTTTTTGGGTTTTAGTGTGGTTTCTACTTTGCCTATTGAGAGGAAGAGGATGTTTCTTAAATCTCTGGTCAGGATTTGGAAACACTCAGGAAGGAAATTATCATTTGAGGCTATTTTAAATATTTTCAGTTACTCTACTATAGTTTATGAGTTATATAAAAAAGATATTTATGAGACTGTAAATTACAGCAGAACCGGATTTTTATCAGCCAAACTCTCAGAACATTGTGCTTTTTACCCAGGTTCTTTAGTTGATGATGCTACTTTGTACGGGTTTCAATTTCCTACTAATACTAAGATACAGGGTATGGAAGTTAATGTGTCAAGCAGGCATGTGGATTCCGGTATCATTAGGGTTTATTTAACTGTTAATGGTGTTGTAGATGATTTAAGATATGTAGATATTCGAAAAGGGGACTATACAGGAATATCTGATAATTATAATTTTCCAGAATTATTAGTAGATGAAACTGATTTAATTGGTTTTAGAATAGTGGTTTATGACAGGGCAGGGGTTCCGGCTGGTATTGATGATGGTTGGGTACAGATTTATTTAAAATTAGAAATAAATGAAGATAGGTTACACTCAGCCAGAATCGAGTTGGGGGAGGTTGTTAGTGATGAGGTGCTTGATTGGATAAATATATTGAAACCAATACATGTGTTGTTTGTTAGAACTTCTGAATCAGGTTTTGATAGTGATAGGATGTATTTTCCTATTATAGATACCGTACCGTTAGAATTATTAGAGAACTTTACCTCTTCTTTGAAATTAGATGCTACTGAGACATTGGTTACTCCTACTGATAGCAGAACCTTAAAAGAGACTTGTGTTGTTACCTGTGAAACCGGAGTTGAGTTAATAACAACTTGTGATGATGGTTGTTGTTTTGATAGTTTTTATTATTATAGGTTATCAGGTGAAACTACTAAGGTTTTGTATGAAGACTCTAATGTAGTGGAATGGGATGCTGGAAAAGCCTCTTGTAAGTTTTTAGCCGATGATATATATAGTGTTGATATAGCCTCTCAATGGGATTTCTCGCATAACAGGTGGGTTGAGGGTAGGATTTCTAATTTTGGGTCTAAGTCAATGTTGGATAGGTCTGTTAGGTTTTATGTTAATTTTACAGGGTTGGCTCTTAGTGCTGGTTATGGGGTGGTGTTTTTTGCTGAGACATTGAAAGTTCCCACTATATATCCTTTAGGTTTGTGCTCTGTTCCTCCTGGAGTTAAATGGACAGAGTATCCTTTTTCAAGAGGGAGTTATCCTGGTTGGGAGGGTGGTGGATTAAGCAATATAGGTTATCCTACAGGCTCTCCTATGTGTTTTGATGAACGTAGATTGTTTTTTGTAATACAAAGATTAGGAGCAAATTATTACATAGGAACAAGGTTAGGAGATTATGGGTCTAATGTAACTTTTAGATTGATAAATAATTTATCTAATTGGTTTGGCATTCATTATACTATTAAAAACAACTCTACCCCATATCAAGTTCAATGTTGGATAACTGAACATGATGCTCCTGGAGACCCTGGTGATAATATTCTTCAGGATGGTAGGATTTACAATCAAAATAGTTATAGTGGAGAGGTTCAAAGATTAAATTTTGGAATAGTTGGTAGTATGAGGTGCTTTGACACTGGTGCTACTCAGGAATACGGGTCTGTTTATATTTCTAATATAAACGTTTGGTGTGGTGTTGTAGTGCCAAGTGATTTTAATCCGGCCTTAAATAATGGTGATATATAATGGAACTTTATAGATTATTACCATATATTATTAGGTGGAAAGACTCAACCACCTCTCCAGGGACTCAAGGGATTTTGGAGTTGGTTGTAGAGTGTTTGGAAGATGAGACAGAAACCACTTATGATGAGATAGTTAATCTTCTTACCTTAATTCAGCCATCTGAGATAGAAGCAAATTATCTGTTACTTATATCTATTATGCTTGGTTTTGCTGTTTCGGCTACTGATACTGATGTTAATTTAAAATTTAAGAGATGGTTTGTTAATAACCTTGTGCAGTTTTATAAGATAGCAGGGACTCATCATTCATGGAAATTGTTGTGGAAAATAATAGATTCTCAGGACTTACATATTGAAGAATTATATAAAGATGATATATATGAGAAAGATTATTGGTTTAGGGGTCATGAAGAAGATTATTATTATGAATTATTGCACTCAGCCAGAATTGATTTGTACAGGGAAACAGGAATACTAAAAGAGTTTTTAGATGTTATTGAAGCCTCTGGGTTTATGAGGACTGTTGATTTGTTTAGACCCATTCATGTTTTACTAAGAAGATGGGTTCAGCAGTTTAGTAGTCAAGAAGAGGGGTATGAAGTTTATGATAATGTGTTGGTTTCGGCAAGGGGTATTTGGAAAGAACAAATTATAAGACCTAATGATGCTTTTGAAATAGAGCAAACTTGTATAGATACTTGTGAAACATCTATACAAACAGACCCTTGTAGTTTATATTGTGAGGTGAATTGTGAAGTTGGTATTGAGTATATAGGCCCCACTGGCCCTACTGGGGCCGATGGAGCAGATGGGCCTACAGGGCCTACAGGTGCTGATGGAGCAGATGGGCCTACAGGGCCTACAGGTGCTGATGGAGCAGATGGGCCTACAGGGCCTACAGGGCCTA